TCACCAGTTGCAATATTTCTAAGTAATACCGATGCTGATCCAGGTTTTTCCTCTTGTGTAGTGACCGATGTGGAATTGATAGTTCCTTTTTTTCCTCTAGCTCCACCAGCCATGGCTCCAACAACCGCCCCAACTGGGTTTATTGCAGCGCCAATCGTTCCTCCAAGGAGAACGCTACCAACTCGACCTTTTTGCTTGGTTTTTCCTGTAGTTGTTGTACGTTCAATAATTGAAGAGCCAGAAAAATTAAAGTTTTCAAATTCATAGAGCACAGGCTCTTCTGAGTACATACCAACATAGTATTGGCCATCAACTGTTTTTCGAACAGTAGTAGGACTAGAGAACTGATTTGTCGCTGGTAAAACTATTTTTGTTTCTAGTGCTGCTTTTTTTCTCATATCGTTAGCTTTACTTATACCTTCTGCAGTTTTATCAACTGCAGTTTTTGCTAGATCTTTTATTTTTTTGAAATCCATAATCTTATCCTATCAATTCATAATATTCGTCAATAACCATCATTTCGTCAGTTACTGATTTTAATTTGTGTCGTTCCATAAAATTCAAATAATTAAAATCTTCTTTTTCTATGTTCTTTAGTTCCTCCTCCAACAAAGCGTGTATCATGCTTCTATTTGCTTCGTTTTCGCATTTTATCGGGTTGATGGCATATTCTGTACCAGAATGGTTTAAGTGCCCTAATTCGTGCAGCACAACTCGCTTTTGAGCGTCTGACGATAGAGCCTTATTCACAAATACTATTTTTATTTCATCGATATAAACACCGTGCCTGTGCCATAATTCTTTATCAAAATAAGCAACCTGGACACCGTGCTTGTCGCAAATTTCTTCTATAGTCATAATCTTCCCTTAAGATATATTTCGATAATATTTTGGATTGCTTGGATATCCTCTTCATTCAATGGTTTCCCATCAAATGTTTTTGCGTTTTCCGCCATTTTACGTAAGTCTGTTTCGGTGTATTGCTCTTCAGGCTTGCTTTCACGTTCACGAGGAACATCATATCCCATAAGCCAAGCTTCAGAAACATCAAAAGTCAAGGCTAGCAAAGCCAACTTCTTTTGGTCAGGCGCTTGAACACCATTCACATATTGGGATAAAGCACTTTTCCCAAGTTTGATGCCAAGTTTTTCTTGGTAAGTTTTTGAATTATTGATAATATCTACTTGTTTCCAGTTCTTTTCGCTCATCAATTGGCGAAGCCTGTCTGATGTTTCAAATTTTCTCATGTTGTCCAACTCCTTATTTCTACTATAGTATATCACAAAAAAAGAAAAATAAAAATAAAAAAGTTCAAAAAAAATGAAAAAAGTTGTTGACAAAGTTCATGAGGCATGATATACTTAAAACACAATAAAGTTCATTAAATATGAACGTAGAAAGGAGAAATTATGAGTAACGACTATTCAAAACTTTTAGGTCGAATTACAGAGAAATTCGGAACGCAGGCAGAGTTCGCAAACTCTATGGGTGTATCAGAACGTAGTATCTCATTGAAATTAAACAATAAGGTATCATGGAAAGATAGCGAAATTTCAAAAGCGGTTGACATTTTAGGATTAAACCCAAAAGATATTCCGTCTTATTTTTTTAAATACAAAGTTCATAAAACATGAACAAAAAAGAAAGGAGGCAATATGAAACCAGAACGATATCCATACAGTCAAAAAAGACTCTCACCATCAGCAGAGAGAGTCAATCGTTATATCAAAGAATTAGAAACCTTGAAGCTTGATTTTTCCGACCGAGGCCTTAGCGAGGAACTTTGGAAAAAAGTAAAAGCAATTGCAGAAAATCCAGCTACTGAACTCAAGAGTTACGATCTTGAGTTTGCGCCCAAAGAGCTTGTAGCTCGACTTCGTGAGTTGCAAGAATATTTTTAACAAGCCTTCTAACTTCTCGGACTTTGACAGGCTCAAACATCTTATTATCGTCTCTAACTAGCTCGATAATTCGGTCTGTCAACGCCTCGATATTACGAGAATAATAAACTTCTTCACTCATCATAATCACCTCCCTTACAGGCGATTATAGCACAAAAAAGTCCCTCCGGAACGACAATTCCATTGAGGGACTCAACAAAATATCTTTAAAGGAATTATAACACAATGGACGAAGTTTGGAAAGATATCCCTTTTGCTAAAGGTTATTACCAAGTTTCAAATCTTGGTCGTGTTCGGTCTATTGACAGAACGGCAAATGCAAAACAGAGTACAAGAAAAATAAAAGGACAGGTCTTGCAACGAAGCTTATCTTCAGGATATGCAATAGTGACACTTTCATTTGATGGAGTAAGGAAGTCAGTAAGAGTACATAGATTAGTAGCTGAAGCATTCCTACCAAATCCAATCAATAAACGAACGGTTAATCACATTGACGAGAACAAACTTAATAATAGGATTGAAAATTTAGAATGGGCGACAGATAGGGAAAATGCCAATCACGGGAATAGAACAAAGAAATCAGCTTTGGGTCGTTGCAAACCAGTAGAACAGTTATCCCTTGATGGAGAACTCGTGAATTCCTTTGACTCAATAAAATTAGCAGCCATGGCAACAGACATCTCGCCACAAAAAATATCAGCAACAGCAATGGGGCATCAAAAACAGACTCACGGATATAAATGGAGATACGCATAATGAATGACTTAATGAATCAATTATTAGACCAGTTCGAGGCTGGATTGATGGACAGAACGCTTAAGGTCATGACTATTGTGACCGACGAAAAAAGGCGATTTCCAATGGAATTGAATAAGTCGCAATGTTCTGAAATGCTTCTTGGGACGAAAGACACAGGAACATTTGATGAACGTTTTAACAGTCACAAGGACTTCCCTCGAATCAAAGGGAAACGCGAGAAATATCCACGGGATGCAGTCATTGACTGGTATCACAAAAATTGGCAAAGAACAGCCGTGTAAAGGAGAACAAAATGCAATACGAACCAAAGGAGAAAGTAAGATGAATAAAAAATTTGAATTATTACTAGATGACACGATTACCATTTTTGGAATCAGACTATTTAGAATTAAAGCCCTAATCAGTTTTGGAAATGTTGAAGAAGGGGAATTGGGCGGTTATATCGAGAAAGAAGCCAACCTCAGCTTCTCTGGTAACGCTTGGGTCTCTGGTAACGCTAGGGTCTATGGTAACGCTTGGGTCTCTGGTAACGCTAGGATCTATGGTAACGCTAGGGTCTATGGTGACGCTAGGGTCTCTGGTAACGCTTGGGTCTATGGTGACGCAGAGGTCTATGGTAACGCTTGGGTCTATGGTAACGCTAGGGTCTATGGTGACGCTAGGGTCTCTGGTAACGCTAGGGTCTCTGGTGACGCAGAGGTCTATGGTAACGCAGACTACATCGTCTTTAAAAACAACTGGTCTAGCGGTAGATATTTTACTTATACTAGATCAAATAAAATGTGGAGAGTTGGTTGCTTTTACGGAACAGGCCAAGAGTTGATTAAAAAAGCATATCAAGATAGTGAAGAATCTGGCAAACATTACGAAGCTTACGTTGAATTCGTAGAGAAATTAGAAAAACTGGAGGAGACGAATGACTGAACCACCAATCATCAGCCAAATCGCAGGAGCTACGCTATGGCTTGCATCACTATTTTTAATCATGCTGTTTTACTCAATTAAAGAAGAAATCGAACGCAGACGCATCGAGAAACGAAGCAGAGCGCTTGAAGCTCAGAATAGAGAATTGCTTATGCGAGAAGCAGAGTACAGAGCAGAGCAGATTGCAAGACAACAAGCAGAGTACGCTTACTATCAGCACAAGAAGAATTTTAGTACAGAAGGAATCGAGGTGCCATTCAATGGTAATATTCGAGCGCAAACCGTACAATCCGAAGACTAGAGAGGATGAACTGTTGGACAGAATCGAACAGTTAGAACGTGAGAAATCGGATTTAGAAGCGGTCATCAGAAAAAACAAGCACGAGATTCTCTGGTTGCAGGGGATAGCAAAGTATAGAAAGGAGAGTTAATGGCGCAAAGAAGAATGATATCAAAAGAAGTTATCCAAAGCCAACGTTTTTTGACATTACCACTTGAAGCACAAGCGTTATATTTTCATTTAATTGCTGCAAGCGATGATGACGGAGTTGTTGATGCGTTCCCAATCGTCCGAATGGTTGGAGCAAGAGAAGACAATCTTGGTTTGCTAGTTGTTAAGAAGTTTGTCTTACCGCTAAATAACGAAATGATTTATTTCATTACTGATTTTTCAAAGCAAAATAAAATCAGACAAGACAGAATCCAACCATCCATCTACCGTGATTTATTGCTTGAAAAAACCGACCTTGTGCGAGACGGAAAGAGATTGATTGATAAGAATGAAATATTTGACGGACAAGTGTCTGACAAGTGTCTGACAAGTGACGGACAAATGGCAGACGTATGTCAGACATCTGACGGACAAATGTCCGCACAGTATAGTATAGGTAAGTATAGTATAGGAGAGTATAGTTTAGAACAACTAAGTACAGAAAAAAAATCTGTTGTTGACGATAAAAAACCCAAACAAAAATCTCTTTCCCAAATCATCAAAGAAAGCAATATCAAACTTAACGACAGACAAGCTCAAATGTTACTAGATTATGTTGGGTTGGACAATATGACAATTGAAATGATCCAATATGCAGTTGAGCTGACTGAAGATGCAGGAGCTAATAACTTTAACTATCTAAACAAGATTTTGAAATCTTGGAGAGAGAAGAAGTTGACTTCGCTAGAAACAGTCAAGAAAGATGTTGAAGAATTTGAAATCAGAAAATCTAATCCATCAGCGGACAATCCAGCGGTCTTTAAACCTTATCGGGACGAGTTGCCATTTTAGGAGGTTTGCATGATTGAAAAGATTGGATTTGAACCACTGCACTATGTGAATGAAGACGAGATATGCCCTAAGCATTCTTGCTATATGTGGACGTTTAAGAAGCCAGTACGAGCTATAAACAGAACAGGGCCTTACCAACCAACCTTCTGTCCGCAGTGTGTCAGAGAGAAGGTAGAACGCGAGCAAGAAGCTGAAATAGGAGAAGCGTACACTTCATCAATCCTTAGAAATACATTTGATGTACTTGATAAGAACAGCTTGATCCCTAATGACTTAAAAGATGCAAGCTTCAAAACATTCACGGTAGCAAATGAGGCTGATAAACTAGCCAGAAACTTCGCCCTGAGAGTAGCAAAGCACTACTTCAAGGACGGCAAAGGCAATACGGTTATTGTCGGAGAAGCTGGACGAGGGAAGACACACCTGGCAATAGCAATAGCAAGAAAGATAAACGCAGACTTCAAGGCTATTAATACACCTAAAAGCGTATTGTTCATGAACGTACCAGCTATGTTTCAAAAAATCCAGAGCGGTTTTGGTCGTAGAGATGTACGAAGTGCAGACGACTGGTTAGAGCTGTTGAAAAGAGTTGACTATCTTGTTTTGGATGATTTCGGCAAAGGCGACCAAGCGCAGTGGAAGAAGGATTTCATGTACACGTTATTAGATGCAAGAGATAAAACAATTATCACAAGCAATCTGTCGGGTGCAGAAATGAAGAAGATATTTGATGCGAGCTTAGTTAGTCGGGTAGCAAAAGGTTCAAAAGATTTAAGCTTTAAATATCCGCAAGATTCGGAAGACAGGAGAACATTACCATTTTGAACAACGAAAGAACAGGATACAGAGTATCACAGATGATTGATGACTTCGAGTGGATGTTCTATCCGCTGTCGGACATCATGAAAGAAAAGCTACTAGCGAGTGATCCAGTAGCGTCAGAAATGAAAATTAAGGATTTAATGCTATGTGCATTACTAAGAGAGGCAGAACATGGATAAACTACACAAGAGAATTTTACAAGTGATTCCAATCGGTAGTGAGCGCCCAAGACCTAGACGAGAGATTGAACAGATGCTAGGTATGAGTAAGCGGTCGGTTGAAAAGGCTATCGAGCGATTGGTGTTTCAGTATGGCATTCCAGTCGTTGCTATCAAGCAAGCTGGACACAATGGATACTACTTACCACGAAGCGAGGAAGAACGACAAGAGGGTTTGCAGGCGTACAAGAGCCAGATTAAAACATCACAGATGAGAGTATCGAAGGTTGAAGCAGTGGACTTAGACAAGTTCCATGAAGAGTTGAAAGAGGCCCTGCATGCTTGAGCCGTTTGATTACGACAGATGGATCAGCACACCGCCTGAACCCTATAAAGAGCCAGAAGAAAATGAAGATGAAATTTATGATAGCTGGGTAGACAGACAGCTATGCGAAATGGATTAAATGAGGAGAAGAAAATAATGGCAAATGAAGTGGTAGCAATTCAAAAAGATATAACAGACATAGTTAATTCAAAATTGGCAGGATTGCAAGATGAGGGACTAGTAATTGCTCCTAATTATGCACCGGCTAACGCTCTGAAATCAGCATTTTTTAAAATTTTAAAAACAAAAGATAGAAATAAGAAGCCGGCACTTGAAGTATGTACAAAAGATTCTGTTGCAAACGCTTTGTTAGAAATGGTCACGCAAGGATTATCCCCGGCAAAAAACCAATGCTACTTTATCGTTTACGGGAACGAGTTGCAGTTACAGCGGTCTTACTTTGGAACAATGGCTGTGTTGCTGCAACAGAAAAATATCAAGAAGATTAGAGCAGAAGTTATTTACGAAGGGGATAATTTTGAAATAGAGATTGTTGACGGCGAAAAGAAGTTTAAGAAACACGAAACTTCTTGGGAGAACCAAGACAATGATATTAAGGGGGCTTACTGTATTATCGAAGACATGGATGGCAACACAAACCTAACAGTTATGACAAAAAAGGAAATTGACAAAGCGTGGTCTAAAACCAAGACTGGCGGGGCAACTCAAAAAGAATTTCCTCAAGAAATGGCAAAGAAAACAGTTATCAATCGTGCCGCTAAATTCTTTATAAACATCAGTGATGATAGTGACATATTAGCAGATTCTATCAATAAAACAACCGCTGATGAATATGATAATGGCCGTCAAGTGAAAGAAGCTGAACCAGTGATAGATGAGGTCGAAACATTAGATGACATTTTAAAAACTCCTAGAAAGCCCGCAGAGGGCGATAACGTGTTAGATGTAGAATTTGTCGAAGAAACCAAAACACCCCAAAAATCGGCCAAAAAAATAGCAAATCCTGACGAATTAAAACCAACAGGCTACCCAGCAGATGAAATCCCAGATTTTGACCAAGAAACAGGCGAGGTTTTGGAAGAAATCAGCTTGTTCGAGGGCAATACAATCCAAATCAAGGAGCAAGGTTGATGATTAAGTTGACACAGGAAAACTACTATGAAGACACAAGTTATTTAAGCAACTCACGCTTCAAACGCTATCAGCAGTGTCAGGCTAAAGCTTACGCAATTGATAACGGCACTTGGGTGGAAGATAGAGATGAAACAGCGTTATTACTTGGAAACTATGTTCACAGTTTCTTTGAAAGTCCTGAAGCGCATCAGCAATTTTTGGATGAAAACGGCGATAAGATTTTGGCTAAGACGGGCAAGAATAAGGGAAACCTTAAATCTGATTTTGTCATTGGTGACAAAATGATTGAAAGTCTAAGAGTGGATGACGGTTTTAGCCGTCTTTACAACGGCTATCCAGATGATGATGTTCAAAAAGAAATGATTGTCTATGGTGAAATTGATGGCGTGCCAGTAAAAGGCAAGCTTGATAGCGTAAACCTAAGCCGTGGATATTTCGTGGATTTAAAAACCATGAAATCAATCTATACAGAGGAATGGAATGCGGAGTTGAAAAAGCGTGTTCCAGCGTCTGTAAACAATATACTAGGCTTTGGTTATCACGGTCAGTTAGGACTGTATAGGGAATTGCTGAAGCAAATGACAGGCAAGGAGTTTAGACCGTTGATCGTAGCAGTCAGCAAAGAGAACACTCCTGATAAAGAGATAATCAAAATTGATGAAGAGTGGCTTGAAGAAGGTCTACAAAACATCAAAGACAACATTGTCGAAACATGGAATGTTATACAAGGCAAGCAAGAACCTAAGAAATGCGGGCGTTGCGATTATTGCAGAAGCCAGAAGAAATTAGGCGCATTAGTTAGTCTAAATGACTTAATAGAATTTTAAAAACTATGAGCTGGGAATCTCACTAAAAGCAACCTAGAAAATAAGCGTCAGACTTGGACGAATGACGTAAAGGATTTCACCAGCCAAGCCATTTTCTCACACACTTTAAATTTGGCTGGTGGATTTTAAATTATGGACTGGATAGATTGGGCTTTGTTTGAGCCAAAAAATAAAAAGGATATCGTGTTAAAAATTGAAAACGACGGGTACACGTACCCGCATTACGACAAAACAAAGAGAGGTATGAAGTATGTGATATGCACAGAGGCAATCGCAAGAGATTGCTATACAGCAGGAATCGCACTAGCAGATGTATACCCTCTACAGACAAGTTTGTTTTAAAAATGGAGACAACAATGAATGAACCAATCATTTTGGAGTTTGAATTAAACCGCAAGCAGATGATATCCGCGAATGACAGACTGCACTTCCAGAAGAAGGCGAAACTCACAAAATTTCTGCGAGAGCTTGCTAAATATGAAGGGCTAAACACGCTCAAAGATTATTTTGGATTGCCGTTTTCGGAAGAGAAACAGTGTTTTGTACAAGTGCTTATCTTCTCTCCAACAGCAAGGATTTACGACCCTCCAAACTGGTCGCCAACAAGTAAGGCTTTGCTGGACGGTCTGACTGATGCAGGGTTTTGGACAGACGATAACTATAACATTATCAAGCATACAATATTTTCGCACGGCGGGAAATCTGGAACGAAGAACTACAAAATTAAATTATTGATTAGAGAGGTTAGGGAATGGGAAGCGTAGAGAAGTTTTACTCAATTATCGAAGAGAAGCAGAGCGATTACAAGAATGTATTTGAATTTCTGCGCACGTTTATATCAAGCGAAAAAGAAGTTAGCTACACAGCATCCAGAATCCGTATTGACAAAAAGTGGGGGCGATTACCTCCCGTGAATACAATGATTCGTTTAGCGCCTCTGTTTGATAAGGTATTTTTTGAGACGTGTCTGAGAGAGAAATTAGACTCAGCTAAGATAAGGGACAGGGATGTTGAAGTTGGGCAGAAATATTTATTGAAAATTGACAACATGCAGAACATGACTGAGGAAGAGCGGTTAAGAAAGTTAAAACGTAAGCTCAAGCGTGAGATGCATTTAGAGAAATCGTGGGGGATTTAAAGTGGAATTACAAAAATTAATTACAAACGTCCAGCGATGGTCTATTGACCGTGGATTGGACAAGGCAGATAGCAAGAAGCAGATGCTGAAGCTCTATGAGGAGTTTGGAGAATTGGCTTCTGGGCTTGCGAAGGGAAATAAAGAGGTCGTTAAGGATTCGATTGGCGATGTGGTAGTTGTGTTGATTATTTTGGCACAACAAAAAGGCGTTAGATTGATTGGTGATTTTGAGTTGAATCGAAACGGTCTATCAAAAGAAGATGTTGTACTTAAAGCTTCTGAGTATATGGGTGATATATCTTACGTTATTAGACGGCTCGGCAATCTTGAAGGAAATATCGTGTACTTAATTGCTTATCTACGCTTGATTGCGAAGGATGAAAATCTAAAATTTGAAGATTGCTTATTGCAAGCATGGAATGAAATCAAAGACCGTAAGGGCAAGCTGATTGACGGAGTGTGGGTGAAGGAAGAGGATTTGACAGATGAACAGATTAAAAGAACTTAGGAAAAACAGAAAAATATCTCAAGATAAATTATCTCAAGAACTTAATGTCAATCTAAGAACTATCCAAAGATGGGAAAGTGGAATAAGTAATATTAAGCCAGAAAAAGCACAACAGCTTGCTAAATACTTTGATGTAAGTATTGGTTATCTGTTGGGATATGAACACGCACTACAAGTTCGAGTAGATAGGTCGCATCTTTCGAAGCAAAAACGGTACATATTAAAAATGAATGGTATCAAAATAGACTTGATATGTGATGTTGATAAATAGTAGCTAGAGAATTATACGAAACATTGGTTTGGCTACAATACGAAACTGAGAAAGTAGAGGGATAAGGACTTAAAATGAAAGAAAAATCATACGAACAAGTACTAGATGAAATGATTGAAGCAGACAAGGTCAACAATCCGAGCCACTACAAGGGTAAGTTCGGCCTTGAAGCTATAGATGTTGTCCGAAACTTCGCAGGCAATTTAACAGCCGTGCAAGGTTTTTACTGGGGCAATGCGATTAAATATCTATTGCGGTTCCAAGGCAAGAACGGTCTAGAAGATTTGAAGAAGGCCAGAAAGAATCTGGATTGGTTGATCGCAGAAATGGAGGAAGTTAATGAATAAAATAGTTAACGCTCAAATCGATGAAACTTTTTTTGGAAGAGAAGAGCATGGAATTCTGACTTGTTATTTATATTTAAAAGGTAATGGTTTTGGTGTTGGACTTGGTGGACGAGCACTTGACGGATATGACAAGAGCAAGAAGAAAAGAGTTGCTACGCAAGAAGGTTTTGAATTCATTGATAGAATCATGACTGTTGTCGGCGTCAAAAAATGGGAAGATTTGGTCGGAGAATATGTCAGAATAGAAGTGCCAGAAGCAGGATTTGGAAGCAAAATCACTAAAGTAGGTAATCTTATCAAGGATGATTGGCTTGATTTTGAAAAGTTTTTTGATGAGCAAGGGGGAAGGGAATGAATAAACAGGAATTGATTTCCATAATTAGAACCGAAATATTACTAGCTAAATCAAGCCCAGAAAGAAAGGGGTATATAGCAGGCCTTGAAGAGGCTATAAGTATTATTGAAGGATTCTCAGACGAACCGCAAAAGCCAGTCGTACCGCAGTATATAGCGGAGTGGATTGACTATTGCAAAATGAGAAAAATTTCTTTGGCTCATGCGCTCTATCGATCGGACGAGTCAGTTGATAAAAGGGTGTTCCGCTGGGTTGTTGATAAATTGGATAATCAAGAAACATTCGCCAAAGCTTGGCTGTTCGGCTACGAGGTCGAGAAAGAGAAGCAGTATCGGGTGAGGGTTAAAAATACATTAACGAGACAAGGCGTTTTAAATCGTAATAAGAAATCAAAGAATTTCATTTTTTCAAATCCAGAAGAAAATGCACTGTATGATACGAAATTCACCCGCAAAGAGCTTGAGGTAGCTGGGTTCGAATGGGTTTTTGATTGCGAAGGGATTGAGATTGAGGAGGTGCAAGATGATTCCAAAATTTAGGGCTTGGCTAAAGAAAAAACAGGAAATGGATAATGAAGTCGATCAGATTAATTGGTTCAATGGTGAATTAGATTTTATTGGGGACGGAATCACCTACATGGTTAAGGCAGATGATTTGGTCCTCATGCAATCGACAGGCTTGTTTGATAAGAACGGGCAGGAGGTTTTTGTTGGCGACATCATTAAATGTACCAGAGGATGTCCTCATGAGGTCTATTTAGAAAAAGAGTACGGTGGTACATATGTAGGCGGAATGCCTGCTATATATCTAAAAGGCTTGCTAAATGGATATGCGTGGACTGGTGATGAAGAAATTATCGGCAATGTCTTTGAAAACCCCGAACTTTTGGAGGTAACAGAATGACCGAGATTAAATTAATATTTTTCATAGCCTCTTGCGTCGTATCATTCTACGCAGGGGCGGTGTTTAACCGCCCTGTGGTAATACACAAAGAAGAGGTTAACGGCAGGTATCACGTCACAGTCAGACATTACGGTAAGTATCTAGTCAACAAGGATCAGTACGAATCCATTTCAGTTGGTGATGATATACCCGAATTTTTAAAACGAAAGGATGATTAAAATGAATTCAGATAAATTTTTAAATAAGTTCACTTACTTAATCATATGCGTATTTGTTTGCGTGACATGCTTTGGGTTTTACAAGCAATCTGAAGCGAACCAAAATCTAAATGATAAAATTTTTAGATTAGAGAGACAAAACGCAGAAATCACTGAGCAAGTCGACAAGCTCAATAAGACGATTGACGCAGAGATTGCTAAAAATCTAAAAGAAGTGGCGGACAGAAACAATGTTGGAGGATAAAATAGCACAGCTAGAACATGCGAAGGAATGCTATTTGAGAGATTTGAGACCTGAGCACATAGCTATTGTGCAGAGGTATTTTGGGTTACAAGTAGCGTCCAAACGCAGGGATTGGCTGAAGAAACAGGTTAAGAGATGTGATGAGGAGATAAAATTTTTGGAGGAGCGAAGGTGTCAATAGATATTAGACAGAGATTGAAAGCATTACAGTACATAGACATCAAAGCGAAGTCAAAACATCAAGAAATTATCAGCTTGAAATCTGGGATTTTGCGTAGTCAACAATACACGGATCAACCTAAATCTGGCAGTCCAGGGAATCGGTCCGAAGAATTGAATGTGCTGATCATTGATAAATCTGAAAAGCTTTATCAAGAGATTCAAGAGATGTATGCAGAGCGTGACGAATTGATTCGAGTGATTGAATCTCTACAGGATCCGATAGAAAATTTAGTTATGCGTTTGTATTACATAAACGGTCATTCTATCAAAGAGATTGAAAAAGAATTGCCCTTAAGCCGTCGCAGTATATTTTATGCAAAAGAAAGTGCGGAGAAAAAAATTCTTGCACACTTTGCACCAAATGGCACTTAAGAAGTGATATTATGGTAGTATCAAAGATTTGGCAAGAGGTCTTTGATGTTCTAATTCCTTTAAATAAACTTCCGGGGAGAGAATAGTAGATTTTAACCTGATGCGATTTCAGGCTCTCTCTTACATAACCGCAAACAATAAAAATTAGAAAATCGTACAGTATCGCGCCTATGCGGTTAGGGCGCACTTTGGGAATAATGGTTAAGAGGTCTTAAATCTCCCTATGTATTTTTTAATGTTCATGTTCGTGTTTCATGGTTACCTCGCAAAAACCTTTTTCAAAAAATCTTTGCCTCTTCTGGTTCGATTCCAGAGATTCCCTTCAGTCGCTCATGCGACTTTTTATTTTGTCTGAAAGGTGGTGATGGAAAATCGCTAAATTAACTCTAAAACAACAAAGATTCGCTGACGAGTACATCATCAGCGGTAATGCAACGGATGCTGCTGCCAAGGCTGGCTATGCTAAGAGGTCGGCTGGCCAGATAGGTGAGCAGAACTTGAAAAAACTTGAAATTAAGAAATACATAGATGAGCGCTTGGCTCAGCTTGCGTCTGAGAAGATCGCGACTCAGGAAGAGGTCCTGAGTTATTTAACTTCTGTAATGCGCGGAGAAACGCAAGAACAGACCTTGATAAGCATTGGAGAGTTAGGTCAGGAAATAACGGATATAGACGTAGGGGCCAAGGACAGGATTAAAGCTGCTGAACTTTTGGGAAAACGACATAGACTTTGGACAGATAAGGTAGAGGCTGATATTTCTGGAACGGTGGTGTTCGCGAATGAATCAGACATACCAGATTAAGCCGAATGATATTATTGTCGACTTACCTAAGACAGTAGGTAGTGGATATGGTCAGTTCTGGCGTTCGAGGAATTTTTACCGCGTCGTAAAAGGGTCTCGTGGTTCGAAGAAATCGAAGACTACAGCGCTGAACTTTATAACGCGTATCTTGAAATATCCTTGGTCTAACTTGCTTGTGGTTCGTAGGTATTCGAACACGAACAAGCAATCGACTTACACGGATTTTAAGTGGGCTGCTAATCAGTTAAAGGTCGCTCACAAATTCAAGTTCAATGAGTCTTTACCTGAAATTACAGTCAAAGAGACAGGGCAGAAGATATTATTTCGTGGTTTGGACGATGAGTTGAAGATCACATCTATCACGGTAGATGTAGGAATACTCTGCTGGGCTTGGTTCGAAGAAGCTTATCAAATCGAAAGCGAAGATAAGTTTAGTACGGTTGTCGAGTCAATCCGTGGTAGCTTGGACGCGCCCGACTTTTTTAAACAAATCACGGTAACGTTTAACCCGTGGAACGAAAGACACTGGCTCAAACGTGTCTTTTTTGATAAAGAGACGCAGAGAGCAGATACGTTGTCACTCACAACCACTTATCGTTGTAACGAATGGCTTGACGCCGTCGATATCAAACGATATGAGGATTTGTACCAAACGAACCCTAGACGGGCTAGAATCGTCTGTGATGGTGAGTGGGGCGTGGCTGAGGGCCTGGTATTCGAGAATTACAGTGTCCGAGATTTTGATATACAGGACACGATAAAACGGGTAGGAGAAACGACTGCAGGTCTTGACTTTGGTTTTACGCACGACCCGACTACTTTCCCGCGCTTGGCTGTGGATTTGGAAAAAAAAGAACTGTGGATATATGCAGAGCATTACGAGCACGCTATGACCACAGAAGACATTTATCAGATGATTGCTAAGAACGATATGCTAAACGCTGAAATTACAGCAGATAGTGCAGAACAGCGCTTGATTGCAGAATTGAGGTCAAAAGGCGTCAGAAGAATTCAAGCGTCTGTAAAAGGCAAAGGTTCAATCAATGCTGGTATAGATTTTATGAAGCAATTCAAAATCTATATCCACCCGTCTTGTGAGAAGACGATAGAGGAATTTGATACTTATATCTACAAGCAAGATAAAGACGGTAATTGGTTGAACGAGCCAATCGATGCGAATAACCACGTTATCGATGCCATCAGGTATGCTTTAGAGAAATATCACATCGAAAGAAAATCAACACAAGACCGCATGAAGAATGCGTCTTATTATTTCAGGAGGTAAGATTGGAAGTTAAATTTTTAAACGGCACACGTTTCGACAGTAGATCAAACGAACAATTTATGATGATGACGGAAGACTTTGAAGCCATCGAATACGGTTCTGACAATTGGATTGAGCAGTTAAAACGCTACGTGAACCGTCACAAAGCAGAACAACAGCCTCGGTTAAAAGAGTTAAAGCGTTACTATAAAGGCGATAACAATATCAAGTATCGACCTGCTAAAACAGATGAGACTGCGGCAGACAATCGCATTTCTAGTGACTTCGCTAAGTATATTACGATTTTTGAACAAGGTTACATGTTGGGTAATCCGGTCGAGTATAAAAACGAAGACGAAACAATACTTGACAATATCAAAGACTTCTCTGCTAAAAACAACGAGAAGAAACACAACTCCTCAATCAAGAAAGACTTGTGTGTGTATGGCCGTGCTTATGAACTTTTGACTGTAACGAATCGAGACGGCAAGGCTTGGGTCAAGCTGTACAAGTTAAAACCAGAAGAGACTTTTGTTATCTATGATGATACCTACGAGCAAAACTCGCTCATGGCAGTGAATTATTACGATGTAGATTATGGAGACAGCAAGCGCAAGACGATTATCAAAGTCTATACTGCGGATCGCATCTACAGCTACGAGTGGAAGTCTACGGATAGCGATAAAATGGCACTCAAGGACGAGCGAGAGCATTACTTTAAAGCTGTACCGGTCAATGAGTACAGCAACAACGAGGAACGTTTAGGCTCTTACGAATCTGTGTTGGATAACATAGATGCTTACGACTTATCACAGTCTGAACTTGCTAATTTCCAGCAAAACAGCAACGATGCTATCTTGATGATTAAAGGCAATCCGTATACAGGCGCAGAGGAAAACGACTTCTTCGAGGATGGACGAATCAATCCAAATGGCCGTTTGTATGTGTCGCAGGCTTATAAAAAGGCTCAAGTCCTCATTTTGGATGACAATCCAAACCCAGGTGGAGCCAATCCAGACGCCGGCTATTTAATCAAGTCGTATGATAGTAAAGGTGCGGAGGCATACAAGCAGCGTCTTGTAAATGATATTTTACGCTTTACATTCACACCCGACACACTTGATAACAACTTCTCAGGCACGCAATCTGGCGAATCGATGAAGTACAAGCTTATGGCTAGTGATAATTATCGAGAACAACAAGAAGACCTATTCGAAGCAGGCCTTATGCGTCGCTTGCGATTGGCTGTCAATATTTGGGCGATTCAAGGAAATGAAAATACAGCATACGAACTCATCAACGAAACTTCTGTGGTCTTTAGTCCGAATGTTCCGCAGAACGAAAAAGAAATCGTTGAAATGATTAAGTCATTGTACGGAATTGTTAGTGACCAGACGATTTTTGAGTTATTGAATCAAGTTACGGGAGTGGACGCTGCAGATGAACTGGAACGTTTGAAGGAGCAGGAAGCCCTAGAACAGCCTGAACCACGGTTAAATCCAGTAGATGAGGTGGTCGATGATGAGCAAGAAGTTGAACCAAAACCATCTTGATTACTGGTCAGGGCGCTCAGATGAAATTTTTCGCTATCTAGACCGGAAAGATATTGATTTTTTTGGAGAATTAAACAAAGTCTATCAAGAGCAAGCTAACGAAATGCAAAAAGCCTTTTATGACTTTGTCAGCAAGTATTCTGAAAATGGTTCTATGAGTTATCAGGAGGCACTACAGCGCTTAAAAGGCACTGACCTGTCAGATTATCGAGAGAACGCCAGAAAGTATCGTGAGCAGGCCGAGAAAGATCCAGAATTGCTTAAGAGGCTGAATGAACAATATGCATCGGCTAGAGCGACAAGATTAGATGCTCTACAAATAGATATGTTTTTTCGTGCGGGAGTTGCGCGAGGACTTATTGCTGATAAGTTTGAAAGCTATTTACAAAAAATGGCTCTCATGGGCTATAAAGAGGCTATGAGCGGCCGAGTTGGTGCAATCAACGAGCCAGCTTTAAAAGAATTAGTCAAAACACCTTTTAACGGTTATAACTACAGTCAGCAATTGTGGGGTAATACAGACAATCTAGTGAAGGATTTAAAAAAAGTCCTGAAGGTTGGCTTTGTTCGTGGAGATCACCCGCGAACGATGGCTAGAGATTTAGCGCAAAAATACAAAGTAGCCAACAGTCGAGCTGAAACACTTGTCAGGACAGACGGGACGATGATTGTCAATCGTTCTGCTATCCAGAGATACAAGGATGCGGGGCTTAAATACTATCGAATATTGGTTCATCTGGACAATAGGACAACTGAAATTTGCAAAAGAATTCACGCAGAAGACAAGCGATATTTGATTGATGAAATGCAAGCAGGAGTAAATGCTCCACCTTTTCATTTTAATTGCCGGTCTGGTGTGATACCTGATGAAGAAGAATTGAATGGTGATATCAAAGCTTATGACCATGACTTTGAAAAGTTAAGAGATGATCTTGCTGATTTGTGGGATGATATATCAAAAGGGAACTTACCTTACAAAAGTATCGAACGAAGCCTTGCGGAGAGCTATACAATCGGACAATTGCCAAACGTAAAGGGAACTGAAGAGTTGCTAAAATATGTACAAGTAACCGGTAAGAGTTTAGCGAAAATCTTAGAAAAGCACGGAACGGAATTCCCATTGGAGCAAATGTTATTGTTGCAAGAATTGGTTACCGATCCAGATTATGCTGCAGATAATTCTAGTCATCATAACAATTCGATATTACTCTATAAAAAAGTTCCTGAACGCTTGAAATATCTAATGGAAGCCGCGCTTATACAAAAAGATGATGGTAGCTACATTATTCATTATCACAAAATAAAAAAACAAAAATTAAATAAATTGAAACGTGAGCAAAAGATACTTTACTCTAAAGATGATATGTGATATACTTAGAGTAAAGATAGAGGTTGAAAAGTATCCGCCTCCAACGCGCCACTTAGCTAGTGGGTCGAGAAATGCGGGCGACATTCGGCGGTCCCGCCTATCTTGCGCTTAGATAGTAATCTAAGCGCTTTTTTGTTGCCCAGAAAGGAGAAAAAATGGTTATTTGGAATTTAGTATCTATCACAGCAGGCGTTATCATACTGATTATCTTATTAGCTATTGGCTATATCGTATTAGCTGGATTACTTGAAGGTGCTAGAAATGCTCTAGCTAGAAGTAGGAAAGAACGAGATGAACAAATACAAAAAGCTGATAGGCTTGATTGAAGATAATGGCCTTGAAATACAATCGAAGAAATGTTACGACTCACAGAGTGGTTGGCATGGCGAGGAGTTATGGATTGTTGATAAAGAAAATGGTAGTAAAATCTTTGATTTATCAATAAATGGTTACTGTTTTAATGATAAATCGGTTCAGAAGGCTATTGAAAAAATCGAGAACTATCTAGTTTTGAAAAAAATGGACACTTTCGATGATTTCAAAAGCTGGATTGAAAAGAACGCCGTGCCTGAAAAAACGGAATAAACTACTATAAAACATTATAAACCGTATCGAAATCGATGCGGTTTTTATGTTGTCCAAACTTTGCTGAAGACTTTAAAAGCTGTACTGTTTCGTCGCCGGACGTAAAACGAGACTATCGAGTAGCGACGTAATCGCTGGAGGACAATTATGTCAGAAGAAATCAACGGAACTACTACGACTGTGGATCAAGCTGAGACCGTCGACACTCAGAACGAGAAAGCAGTAGATGTAGAGTCAAATGCAGATAGCGATAAGCATGGACGTACTTTTACCCGTGCTGAAGTGGGCAAGATGTTAGCTGCTGAACGCACCAAATGGGAAGCTGAGCAAGCTACAGCTCTTGAACAAGCAAAAAGCGAAGGTGAACGACTGGCCAAGTTGACAAAAGACGAACGCGCTAGAGAAGAAGAAGCAAAACGAATCGCTGAATTGGAAAAGCGCGAACAGGATATAGCCGAGCGTGAAATGAAACTAGCAACTCAATCGCTCTTGGCAGACGAAGGGTTGCCACAAGAGTTTTTAGAACATGTGCTTGCTCCAACTGCCGAAGAAGTGAAGGCTAAAATCACGGCTTTACGTGATGTATTTGATAGTGAAGTTGAAAAGCGCGTAAACGAACGACTGGTTCAAAGCGCGCCACGTCGTGGTACCACAACAGGAATCACGAAAGAACAAATTATGGCAATTGAAGACACTGACAAACGTCAGGCTGCGATTGCTGAAAATATTAATCTTTTTAGAAAGGGCTAGAATATGGCTGAACAAAAACTAACTACTATGGCTAACTTGGGCGAAATTAAGTCTATTGATTTTGTTAACAAGTTTTCCAAAAACATCAACGATTTGCTAACTCTTTTGGGCGTTAGCCGTCGTCAAGAACTAACAAGCGACCTCAAAATCCAAACTTACAAATGGACTGCTGACGTAAACGCGACAAATCCAGCTGAAGGTGAAGACATTCCGCTTTCTCAAATGGTACGCGCTAAAGCAGACGCTTATGAAGTAGCGTGGTTCAAGAAACGTCGTTCCGTATCTGCAGAAGCAATTGCCCGTCATGGAGCATCTGTTGCTATCACAGAAGCTGATACACGTTTGATGCGCGAAATTCAAAACGGAATCAAAGAACAATTCTTCACTTTCTTGAAAGCTAACCCGACTAAGAATAAGGGCAAAGGCTTGCAAGGTGCACTTGCTCAAGCATGGGCAAAAATCGCAACCTTTAACGAATTTGAAGGATCTCCAATCGTTACTTTTGTGAATCCGGTTGATGCTGCTGAATACCTTGGAAACGCTGGTGTAGGCGCTGACGCTTCTAACGTATTCGGTATGACTTTGCTCAAGAATTTCTTGGGTATGCAAAACGTCATCGTGATGAACGGTGTACCAGAAGGTAAAATCTACACAACAGCAATCGAGAACCTTGTGTTTGCTAACTTGAATGTAGCTTCTGGAGACCTAGGTGGATTGTTCGCGGACTTTACAGATGAAACTGGTTTGATTGCAGTTGCTCGCGACCGTGCTTTGAAAAACCTCACTTATGAATCTGTATTCTTTGGTGCTAACGTACTTTTTGCAGAAATCCCTCAAGGTGTCGTAGAGACTACTATCGAAAAACCAGCACCAGTACCTGGAGGTTAGTAAATGACGGCGATTGATACAAATGAGATTTTGAAAGAAATCAAATTATTAAAAGGGGTAAGCGATACTGCGCAGGATGACTTGCTGAATTTGACCATCAAAGAAAGCGTTGAGCGCATCCTTGCCTTTGTCAATCGCTACTCTGAAACATCAATTACGGAAATTCCAAACAATGCAGCATACATTGTTAGAGATGTGGCTATCAAACGATTTAACAAGCTGAATTCTGAAGGCGCTAAGGCTGACAGCGAAGAAGGAAGGGCATTTACATGGGAGGATAGCTATCTATCTGAAGATGATAAACAAACTCTTATTTCTTTAGCTAGCAAGCGAAAAGCTCGAGGAATTGCTCGTTTTATCTAGCAAGGAGGTAGCGAAGTGATTTACAATGACAGAGTCATTTTAATTAAAGAAACCGCTCCTAAAGACGAGCTCGAAGACGATGTTACAACAGAACAAATTGGTCCGTTGCCTTGTCAGCGCGGAACGCTAACCAACAATGAACAGATGGGGTTCTTTGGAAAGTACAATCTAGACAGTTTTAAGTTGCATTTACAAGGTATTTATCAAGATTTCTCAGAAGTTATCTATAATGGCAAGCGTCGGGCTATCAAAGGGAAGAAGCATCACAGAAATAGCACGGTGATTTATCTATGAGTCTTAGCTATAAAGTGAAAGGGCTTGATAAATTTATTAGGTCCGCAGAAAATAAAGGACGACGAGCTAGTTTAGCAGTTGACAAAGAACTCAATAGGTCAAGCCTCAGAGTTGAACGCTCTGCTAAGAAAGGCGCTCCTTGGGATACAGGGTGGCTCAGTGAGAACATATATAGCTCAAAAGCTTCTCGTTTGGGTTATAAAGTCATTTCTCCTGCTGAATATTCTGTCTATGTCGAACTTGGAACTCGCAAGATGGCGGCCCAACCGTTCATGGAACCAGCATTGAAGGAAGAACATCCTAAATTGATGAATAACCTTAACAAAATGTTTAGAAAGTAGGTGATCATGGATTCACCAACAACTAAATTATTAAAAGACTTAAGAAAACGATTGGAACCCTTGGGTCTTCCAATCCATTTTAAGCTACCCGACGCGTCCGTGGCAGAGCCGTTTCTTGTCGTAGGTGGAATTATATCCGACACATCAAAAACAGCGCAGACGGGTCTTATAATCGAAGACAGCACCGTCCAAATTGATATATTTCTCCCTGGAAACAAGAACAGAGGTCATGCAGAAAATATCAAATCTCAAGCTATCCGGCTATTAGGTCGTAGCGCACGTACAACATCAAGCATATTGATGGACAACTCAATCGGTCGAGAGGTCTATCACATCGTCATTAAAACGACCGAAACTATACTTTAATCAAGGAGGTCCTAAATGGCTGAAAAAGGACAAGTAAAGATTACTACAGCTAAACCTATTGTTGGTAAGAAAGTATTTTACTTTATTCAATCAATCCACGCTGAAAAAGGCGATGGAGCTCTCTTGCCTGCTTACCGTACAGACGGAACTACAACGCTTGGCGGAGAATATCAAGACGAACAAACTCAACAAGGGCGTTTGCTTGAGAAATCAAGTGATGAGCACTCTGTTGAGTTGACTCAATACTTCGCACCAATGGATCCATCAGTAAAAGTAATTTTAGATGCACAAGCGACAGGTGAATCAATCAAGATTTGGCGCGTCATTGTTGACGAAAGTGTCAAAACTCAAATCGGTGAAGACCCAAATAAAAAGGATGCTTATCCCGCTAAATTTGGATATGCTAAAATTACTGATGATGTCGAATTCAACGACGGAGTAGAAGAGTTTGTTGAGTTATCATATACAGCTGGTATCGTTGGACGTTTACAAGACGGTAAATTCCCACTCTCTGCAGAAGAATTGGCCGTGTTGAACAACATCTACGCTTACCAAAACCCAGGCGAAACAACAGGCGACTACGACAACATCCAACGCTAAATTTTAGAAAGGTGGCTGTCATAGGTCGCCTTTTTATTTTGTATAAAAGGAGAAAAATCATATATGGAAATTAAACTCGGCAATAAAGTCATCGAAATTAAATTTGATTACCGTTTAATGTTTAAAATCGACAAAGAAATGGCAACAAAGGATGAGAATGGTCAATCTTCAGGAAACGGAGTTGGAGCTCTCTTCTTCAAGATTGTGAACCGTGATGACCAAGGTATTGTTGACTTGATCCAATTTTGCGGGAGCAAAAAAGGAAAAGCAGTAACTGAGGACGAGGCGTTATCAGCGATCGAGGATTACTTCGAGAACGCAGAGTCAGATGATCCGCAAGAAGAACTGTTTAAAGAAATTGAAACAGAGATGGTACAATCAGGTTTTTTCAAGAAGAAGATTTTGAAATATATCGAAAACATGAAGTTAGGGAAGGAATTGGCAGAGAGTCAAGCCAAAGACAACGACCCGACAGCAATCGCACAGGTCAAAGCGATTTCCGAAATTATTGGAAAGATGGAAAGCGTAGTGTCTTAACAGAATGTGCAAAACTTGGTCTCACGGATCAAGAAACAATTTTAAATTGCAACAAGTGGGAATTGGAAGCGATTCAGGAAGGTCTTTATTACAAACAAATCGAGTTGCGAGAGGCTTTATCTGGCTTAGCGATTGAAATACGTTACGCACTAAATGCTAAGAAGATGGATGCCAAAAAGCTTAGCAAGAAGAAGGATAAAGAAATCATTCGAAGAGCTTTCAATAAACCTACAAAACAAGAAATCAAGAATAAAGGTGAATTTGTGGCTATGCTTGAGAGAGCTAGCCAGATGTTTGCCAAAAGAAATTAAGTAGCAAAGGAGGTGGGTGCATGTCTTACGATGGTTCAATTTTTGCCTTTATCGGCGCAGATACTAAAGATTACGAAAAAGCTATGAACGATGTTATAGCCACTACTAAAAAAGCTTTCGACAATGCTCAAAAGGCTGCAGTCAATAGCTCTAACCAGATGATCCAAAAAATCGGTCAACTGATGAATGAATTAGCGAGTAATACTGGCAGTATTGGTAGCAAAATCGGGCAAGGGCTAAAAGGTGGGCTAAACATCGCGCTTGGTGAAATACAGCGTATTGCATCCAATATCGGACAACGTTTGCCCGAACCCATACAGGCTGGGTTGAATAAAATTGGCCAAGGGTTCGCTAGTCTTGGGACTAAAATTTCTGGAGCACTATCTCCAATCACAAGCAAAGTTTCCTCTGTAGGAAATGCGATTAGTCAAAAATTAGGAAGTGCGTTTAGTGCAGTATCTAATAAGGCTAACAATTTTGTGAATCAGGTCGGTAATTCTCTCGGTGGAAAACTAATTGGTAAGATTAGTTCTTTGTCCAGCAAAATTACTAGCGGATTAGGAAATGCGTTTCAACAGGCAGGGAGTAAAGCAACTAATGCTTTAATGGGCATTGTAAATCACACAAATCAGGCTGCATCTGCCACAAGTAATCTTATCAAGACGGCTTTGGGTATTTCTGCAGCATACGCAGGATTCAACTTTATCAAGAACGCGATTGGTGGTGCGGTTACTAAGTCAGCTGACTTTGAAGCTCGCATGAGTAGCATCAAGGCGGTTACCGGATCTAGCGCTGACGTGATGAAACAATTCCACGATGCAGCGATTAAAGCGGGTGCTGATACAGCATTTTCTGCTACTGAAGCAGCAGATGCCATTGAAGAACTATCAAAAGCTGGGGTATCTACAAAAGATATCTTAAACGGTGGCTTAACAGGCGCTTTGAACTTAGCCACGGCTGGAGAACTCGATCTGAAAGAAGCTGCAGAAATTGCTTCAACTGCTTTAAATGCCTTCAAACGAGACAATCTGAGCGTAGTGGATGCTGCAAACCAATTAGCGGGCGCTGCGAATGCGTCGGCAACAGATGTCCACGAATTAAAATACGGTCTTTCTATGGTTGCGCCAGTCGCTAGCGGTCTTGGCCTATCGTTTAAAGATACAACAAACGCTCTCGCAGTATTTGCTCAAAACGGTCTTAAAGGTTCTGATGCAGGTACATCACTTAAAACAATGTTGATGAACTTGCAACCTCAGACTAAAGGTCAATATAATGCGATGAAACAATTAGGTATCATCACAGAAGATGGTGCTAATAGGTTCTTTACTGCCGAAGGTAAAATCCGCTCATTTGCAGAAATTTCACAAGTATTGAAAGAAAGTCTTAGCGGGTTGACACAACAACAGCAACAACAAGCATTAAAAACATTATTCGGTACCGATGCGGTTCGTGCTGCAACTATCGCGATGAACGAAGGGGCAGACGGAGCAAACAAAATGCAGGCAGAAATCAGTAAGGTTACTGCAGCAGAAGTAGCAGCGGAAAAGTTGAATAACTTAAAAGGTGCTATTGAAGGTTTGAGCGGATCATTTGAAACGCTACAGATCAAACTTGGTGAATCTGTCTTGCCACTATTTACTACGATTGTAAAATATGTGGATAAGTTAGTGGATAGGTTCAGTCAGTCTCAAGCGGTTCAGAAATTTACTGATGCCATGGCTACTATCAATCCTGTCTTAGACCATTTTCTAAACGGGACCAAGCTGGCAGATGGCACTATGGAAAAATTCAAAAGCACGATGTCATCTGCTGCACCTATTCTTAGTTTGATAGGCGGTCTCCTTGTATTTAGTCCTGCGACTAAAGGTTTGACGCTGTTAACGGGTCTCTTGGGAGGTCTTGGAGGTAAAATTAGTAGCTTCGGTGGTGTCATAGGTGGCGTGTTCAATAATGCTGCAGGATATATCGGAGCGTTTTCTGCAAAAATAGGTGGCATTCCTGGTGTTTTAGGAGGCGCTGCTTCTAAAGGTGTTAGTGTTCTTGGTATGATGTCACAAGGTATAGCATCGGTCATGAGTGTAGCCCTAGCAGCTATCGGACCTGCTGCAATCCTTGGCCTTGTAGTAGCTGGATTGGGAATCATTAACAATCAATTCGGTACTCAAATAGATCAGTTATTAAATACGGTGACGACCAAAGGTCCTCAAATTATTCAAAATCTTGTATTAGGTATAACAACTCAAATTCCTGCTTTGATTGCTTCGGGAGCAGATTTGATAACAAAATTTGCTAATGCGTTTGCGACTATGTTCCCAGTCTTGGTTCAAGCTGGGGTGGATTTAATCGGCAGTTTAGTTCAAGGAGTAGGCCAAAACGCTACATCGCTAATCAGTTCGGCGATAACTGTCATCGGAACATTTGTGCAGTCTATCGCTAGCGCCCTGCCACAACTTCTTGGTATGGGTGTGGAATTGCTTGCAAATCTTGTCCAAGGTGTACTAAACAACCTTCCACAGATTTTGCAATCAGCCCAACAGGCAGTCACTACATTCTTGACTGGTATTGGTCAGCAAATGCCACAGATTATTCAAAATGGTATTCAGATTTTACAAAACCTTGTAAATGGCGTTATCCAATCACTACCAACGATTCTAAATATTGCTGTTCAAGTTATTACATCCTTTATTCAAGGGTTGGTATCTAACTTACCTGCAATTATTCAAGGTGGTATACAACTAATCATGTCTTTAGTGACTGGATTAATAAACGCTTTGCCACAAATTGCTCAATCAGGGGCTCAAATTATCGGAGCTTTGATAAAAGGTTTAGCGACCGCTGTTCCTCAACTAATCATGGGTGGTGTAGAGCTGATAGCTAAATTAGTCTTTGGATTAATCACTGGTATACCTAAGATTGTTGAAGCTGGAGGCAAAATCATTGGCGAACTCGGTAAGGCGATGCTTGGAGCAATCCCTGAAGCTATTGGTAATGTTGCTAAATCCGTAGGAGATTTCTTCGGAGGCATGTGGGATTGGATCACTGGTAAAACAGATGAAGGTGCGGAGAAGGTCAAGGCCAAAACCTCAGAAATGGCTGATTCTGTATCGTCTAAAACCTCAGAAATGTCCGTGAATGCGCAGAACAATGTTTCTGCTCTCAAAGAAGGCGTGCAATCAAGTATAAGTATGTTAAGCTTGAACGCTACAAATTCAAGCGCGACTATGATGACTAACGTAAATAATAATATGTTAGGCATGCAAACCAACGCTACAATGCAGGCTCAGATGATGCAAGCCAACGTTGGAACATCCATGGATTTGATGGGCGTTGATACCCTTAATAAAGCTACGAACATGCAGACTAATGTTGATGCAACTATGCAGAACATGACTGCTAACGCAAGTTTGAACGCACAAAACCTTGCAACCAATGTATCTACTAGCATGTCTCAAGCTCAAGTGAATGCAACAGCTCAAGCCCAAGCCATGCAGACCAACGTGGACACAAGCCTAAATACCTTGAATGCTAATGCAGGAACTACAATGCAGTCTTTGCAAAATGTATCTAACACAGCCTTTCAAGGTGTTAACGCTGGAGCGACGGCATCAACTGCACAAGCTTCTGCAAATGTACAGGCGAACTACAATGCGATGCAGACTGCTGCTCAAATAAACACTGCTGCAGTCCAAGCTGTAACGGCGACTAATTTAGCAGCAGCAGAAATGGTCGCTCAAACCAAGACTGCAAGTATTGCAAACATTGTTACTTCCAACCTTAAGAAAGCTGAAACAAACACTACAAGCTCGATGAACGGGATCGCTAAAGCCATAACGGATGGATTGAACAAGGTTAATCAAGTCGCTTCGAGCGCTGGGAATAGGATTGCACAATCATTTATTAATACATTTAATAAAGCCAGAAGCGCAACTCAATCCGGAATGTCTGCGGTAGTATCTGCTATCCAAAGTGGAATGAGTAGAGCTGTTAGCGTGTCTCAAAGCACCAGTAGCTCAATTGTGTCAGCGTTTAGCCATCTTGGTTCATCGCTTCAAACCGTTGGATATTATGCAGGAATAGGCCTCTATAATGGTTTGGCAGGAATGGCTGGCAGTCTTTACTCACTCGCATACTCAATCGCTTCCAATATCGCGAATGTGATGCGCTCTGCTTTGGATATCCACTCTCCATCTCGAGTGACATCTTCTATCGGTAGTTTTACTGGTGAGGGGATGTACAACGGTATGTCTGATTGGGTCAAGAAGATTAATGGAGTAGCCAAACAATACGCTACTGCGATTACTGATCAGCGTTATGGAGTAGACAGCTTAATCACTACATCGGCAAGCGTGAACAATACTGGCTTACGCTCATCACTCGAAAATCTCAGCGATGACGTTCGAAACTCTCAATTATCAGATACTAAATTCGAAATCCACAATGAAATTGTCGGAGATAAGATTTACACATCTGTTAAAGAAAGAGAAGCGCGTTTGAGAGCGAAAGATGATTACTTTAGCTACGCATAGAAAGGCAACTAAATGGATTTATTGATTACACATGCTAATGCTGAAACAAGACTGTCTCAGCTTGGCATCTATAACATTACAATTGATGACAGTTCGCCTTCTATTGAGGTGGATAGGCGAACAGTGAAGGGACGCAGTGGTTATATCCATGATGGAATAACATTACGTCAGAAACTTATAAAAGTTACGGGTAGGCTGGCTGTTGCTAGCCTTTCGGCTTTTATGGAAAAACAAGACGAACTTGCAGGTTGGTTATATGGTGACGAGCCTTATTTTGTAACCAAAATGCACCCAACACAGGATGATTTGTACGAATTCGAATTGCCAGGAGCAAAAAACGGAGATTTAAACCTCTTAGATATTCCTCACACTGCTTGGAAATATCGATACAAAGTGCACATAAACAACGAAATTGAGTATTCGTTCATCGGCAAGTCACAAGCAGGCTTAAAATATGATGTTTCGTTTGAACTCGCAACAGCAGAACTACCGTTTGGAGAAACAAAGCCGACCGATATCACATTAAGCGGAGGAACTATTCCATACAATGGTACGGCAGCATTGAACCAACTCGAAACGCCTTACACGATCGAGCTGGCTTCAAGCGCAACACAAAATAGTTTCTTTTTGGAGATCGATGGCAGGAGATGGAGCTATGTCCACACAGAAACGGCTATTCAAGCCGGCCAGAAATTGTTGCTATCTGGTGTGGAATCCACTCTATACAAGGGTGTTGCGACATCAGATTTAAACATTAATAACAGAACAAATTATGAATATTTTGTAATTAGGCCAAATCCTCAGAAACAAGTGAGGTATTCAACTAATTTTAGAGGAACAATCCGAATTCTTGGTTTTAAAGAACTGTATAAGTAGGGAGGTGATAATTTGATTACATTTTTAGATGAAAAGAATAATGAATATAACGCCCAGGTAGCATATTCAACAACCAGCTCTGTGAATGGCGAATTATCAATTAAAGGAACTATTTATACAAACCAAACGGTTCTCCACGGGATAGATCGAGGCTGGCGACTGAGATTAGATGATGAATATTATCGGATTATCTATGCCAAACCTAACGACACTGGAAGACAGATAGAAGTTGAATTTGATGCCGTGCATCAATTCTTCTACGATATGTCCAAAATGTCATTGTATGAAACCTTGGAAGGTTCAAAACCTATCAGAACATACCTAGACGCTATATTCAAAGGCACTTCTTACCGCTATGTTCTAGAGGTTGAAGTCGGGTCCATCAGAAAAGAGAATTTCGGTAATAAGTCAAGATTGAATCTCTTTAACGACATTATCAAACAAGCTAATTTAGAGTTTTCTGTCAGTGGCCATGTCGTGCGGATTTTGAAGAATATCGGGACAGACCAGTCTGCCATTGTCAGAAAAAACTTTAACATGAACGAGCTTACAATTGAGAAGGACATCAACAGTTTTGTTACTTATCAGCGTGGGCTGGGCATGTGGAAAGATGAAGAAAACCACGATTTAGGAAGGTACGAGGCTGTATACGAGAGCCCACTGGCTCAAATATACGGTCGAATAGAAGCCGAGCCAGTTGTTGACGAGCGGTACAAAGAAACAGGTAAGCTTTTAGAACGTCTTAAAACCAATGTTGATAATTCTTATAAAGTTTCCATATCTATTGATATGGAAGATCTCACAAAGGCAGGATATAAGTTGTCAGAGCCTCGCGCAGGTGATTATATCATGGCAGTCAATGAGACTTTAGGATTGAGAAAGAAAATCAGAATCGTTTCGCTCATTAGTGAGTATGACGTTTCTGGTAAACTAATCAGTCGAAAAGTAACATGTAATGATATTGGCTCTGTTAAGCGAAATTCGGGTGAGATGAGCATTCTTTCCAGATCCGTAAATGACTCGCTGGAAAATAGCGCTAGAGCTTTAGACGTGGCTACACAAGCTCTTACTTCTGCCGACGGAAAGAATGCAAATTATTTCGGAGATAAGAAACCGGCCGACATCCCAAAGGGCACGTTAAAAAAAGGCGACCGATTGTTTTTGACAGTCGGAGACAAAAAAGTGCTTTATTTTTGGAACGGGGCTGAGTGGGAACTTGAACCGACCGAGTTTGATAGTGATAAGTTTAACGCGGAATTTGACCGCAAGGCTGAAGCGATAAATAAAAATATCCAACAACTCGATAACAAAGCCTCCGAAGCCTTTGCCAAAGCTGGCGCAATCATTGATAGCCAAGAGTTGCTGGATAAGATTAATGCTCATCTTCTTTCTGATGCCAATAACGACGATAATGGAATTTTGGGTAGAAAATTTCGACAACAACGAGAAGCCAATCGTTCAACTCGGAACATAGCCACGTCAACTAGAGATAAGCTAACCGACTACCAACGCACAAACGACGAGAACCTAGTCCGTATCGGTCAGCAGTTGGGCAACACAGTCAGCAAGGCCGAAATGAAGCAGACGGCAGACGGAATCAGAGAGACGATTCTAGAGCTTCAGAGCAATGGCTCAGGCGGGCCGAATATGCTCAGAAACTCTCGTGCAGACGATGGCTTGCAATATTGGGAAACTCAGAGTGTTAACTTTCAGAGCCATGTATTCTATTTCAACGGTCAGAAGCGGATGTTTGCTTTGACTGGTGTATCTTGGATGAAATCTCCGAGGTTTCTGCTCAAAAAGAATACAGCCTACATGCTGAACTTCTTCGGTTTTAACTCAGGAAATACAAAGAGTTTAAGGGTCTACATCCGTAAGCGTAAGAAGGGTGAGACGCAAGACTACACATCCGAAGAGTTGCTGTTTAACCCTACGACCATACCGTTTCTTAGCCACGTTGAAGCCGTCAAGAAATCCTTTAAATTTAATACAGGGGATTTTGATGAAGGCTATCTCTATATTTTTAATGGAGGGCCTAACAACGGTTCAGATAAATGGTCTGGTGTATTCCTGACCGAGTTCGACCTATACGAAGGCACAACTGATCGCAAATGGCAACCAGCGCCTGAAGATGGCGCAGAGTGGCTAAATGGTAAGATAACTACATTAGACCGCACGTTAGACGGCATTAGAGCAACTGTCACGGAAGCTAAGAGCTACATCGACGCAGACGGGCAGAGAAGACAAGAGATAAACCAGCTAATCAGAGATGAGACAGCCAAGGGCATTAATACAGTCTTGTCCACAGTCGAGCAGTCAGGCTATGCCAAGCGTACAGAGATACAGTCTATCACTGAGACGCAAAGGCTCTATGACCGTATCATTGGCACGACAGAAGACGGGATTAAGCAAAACATCGCTCGGATGACGTTGACAGATAGCTTGTTTCAGACAGAAGTAAGCAAAGCGATAGATAAAAACTTTAATTCGGTTAACCAAGTTACCGACCCTTACGAGCTTGCGAACCATCAAGTTGATAGATTTTCAGCTTTGGAAAATTTCACCTTAGAGCGGGTGGATGGATCGCCTTACAGTAAATTATGCTTTACGATAAAAGAATCCGGCGAAAGAAGGTTATTCATACCTTTGAACAACCTCCCAGAAGACATGAGGCAATTTTCTTACTCCGTTAAAATCGAGACGACAGGTAATGTTAGCGTCCTCGCTTTCTCTCTCAGGGTACGTTCTGGGACATCTTGGTCTCTAAATAAAAGAGTCAACGGAAATATTTATAGCGGAACTTCGTCGGTTTTGAGCTCAGCGCAGAAGGTCAGCCCAGATTTATTGATTGCTTTCGGCGGAACTGGATCGGTTAAAGTCAGTATGCCTATTGTAATCGATGGAACAGAGCCGAATGCGAATTATGAGCCGAACAAATTAGAGCGATTGTTTACACAATCTGAGAAGACAAACCAAACTGTACGAAGCATGGAAACACTGCTCAATGGATCTTGGTCTGTGAAACATCTAAATTCAGCTGGTGACATTGTTGGACAAGTCAATTTAACGGACGGTGACTTTAGATTTGTTGGTAAGAGATTTCATATCACAGGCGAAACGCTGATAGACAACGCATCAATCAAGAGTGCTGCTATTGAAAGCATAGAAGCCAATAAGATACGAGCAGGAACACTTGATGCTCACTTGGTTAACATCATTAATCTTAACGCTAATAGCATTACTGCAGGAGCTATCAATGGTATCGATATCCGAGGAGCTGTTTTTTCTGGCCAAAATAACGAGTTTGTGATTGACGCTAAGAAGAACGAACTCTTATTCAACAAGTACACATTGATGACTTTTTACAACAAAAGAACCAACAATTGGTCCTTGGTTAGTAGTGGTGAGCGCCTTGTTAATGGTGATGGTTCCGGCCTTTTGATTGCAAATGGTGTAGATCCTACAATGTTGAATAATCTAAGGAAAGAATCTCCGGATAGAAGAGACTTACTGAATCTCTTGGATAAAACCGACTCTTATATCTCGTTAGCAACAGCAGGAGCACATAGTGGAATTGACATTGTGACCAAAACTTATTTCCAAGCGAGAAATAATTCTGGTAGAGCCGGTGGTTCTGGCATGGGCTTCGGAGACATATTTACCAAAGAAAAAGAAAGTGCCTATATGTATGGAAACAGAACAAGTATTCTAGGCAGAAACACTTTAAGTCTGAATAGCTTACAAAAATTATCCATAGAATCTAAAGGGCAACTGAGTATTGTTGGTAAAGACCTTGAAATAATTAAAGGAAACAAGAGTCTTATAGCTTATTTCAACGGTCTAGCTCAATTAGTTAAGCGAGTCGCAGAACATGCAGGCTGGAAGAACGTGACTGACTACACAATTTAAAAAAAGGAAAGTGTGAATTATGCAAGAACAAACATATCAACTTATTGTCGATGAACTGTCGGCAAAGATTGGCAAGCAATCCGTTGAAATTGCTGAACTTCGGACGATCGCGATGATTAAGAAGGAAGAATTGGAGAAATCCGAAAAAATGTTAAAAGAGATGCAAGCTGTCATTGAACACAATGAAGAATTGAAGAGTCTATTTGAAGAAACCAAAAATAAATTCGAGGAGGAGAACGCATGACATTTGAAGTAAAGGATGCATCTGGCCAATACGGCCCTGACGGAACAGTTATCAAAACGATTGTAACAATCTATCAACAACAGCCGTATTATGCGACTGCTGCATTTCCACTCGACGGCGACCATACGCGCAAAGAGGCGAATGAGCTGTTGGAAATGATTAAGCAAGAGTTCTTTAAAGAGCACTACACAGCTTATGCCTTTAAAGAACTTGACAAGTCAGTATCTAACCAAAACGAGAAGGTGGATAAACTGACTAAGCTTGCAGAAGCTACTGTCTTAGCTGTAGCGACTAACAAGGATAACCCTGTAGACCCTACGATTTATAAGCGCTATCTGGAGCTCATTGATCCAGCGGAAACTGGCAAGTTGTATCAAGCTTATGACGTATTCAGCCTCGAAGATGCTTCACACGAAGAGAAATTCGGGGAAGGTAAGCGTGTGTTGGTGCAAGTCAACAAAGACTTTACTTATGATGGTCAATCGGTATCCGAGTTTAAAACGGGCGGTTCGCTTGAGCTAGCTGGTGTTGGTGCAGCATTTCCTTGGACTATGCCTAAAGAGTAGAAAGGGGTGCTTATGCCAGACTACGAAAGATTTATTTTGCAATTGGGGCTATCTCTAATCCCTGTTTTAGGCCTGTATCTCTCAATGAGGGATCGGGCCACAAAGCAGGAGAACAGAAATACCATTATGGAGAAAGACATCGAGAATCTAAGAGAGTTTAAGGCTTCAGCTAACAAACGTTTGGATAATCACGATGAACAAAACAAAGCCATCTTGGTCTTAGCAGAACAAGTTAAGGTATTGAGCGAAGACGTAAGAGAGCTTAAGACTTTAATCACTAGCAATCGATAAAATAAGAAAAGAGGAAATATAATATGAAAACATTCGCTAAAAAATTAGGTATCAAAGTAATCAAAACAATGTCTCAGGCAGCACTTGGTGTAATCGGGTCTTCAGCTTTATTGACAGAAGTAAACTGGGCTGTAGTAGCTTCAACAATTGCTCTTTCAGGCCTGACTTGTGTACTGATGAACCTTTCTGAACTAAAAGAAGACTAATAAATTTAAAGGAGAATAACATGGCAGATATTGCAAGCTGGTTTGAAGCTCGTCGTGGAGCAGTTACTTACTCAATGCTCGGTAGCCGTAACGGTACTGATGGGACAGGCGACTGTTCAGGGACTATTTCCCAAGCCTTGAAAGACAATGGATTTGCTATCCAAGGGTTACCATCAACTGTGACCCTTGGCTCTCAATTGGCAAGAGTGGGCTGGGTACGCATCAGCCGAAACGAAGACTGGAACGCGCAACGCAATGACATTGTTATGATGTCATGGAGCGCAGACATGGCAGGTTCTGGCGGTGCTGGTGGGCACGTCGGAGCAATGCTAGACTCAGTTAACTTCATCAGTTGCGATTACTCAACTCAAGGAGCACCTGGGCAAGCCATCAATACTTATCCGTGGGATCATTACTACAATGCTAATAATCCAACTTATATTGAGGTATGGCGCTACAATGGCAACGCACCAGAAAAACCACTACCTAACACAGCAGTAGCTCCGTCTAGCTCGCGTAAACCAAGTAGCAAAGCTTACTATTTGGCTAATGACGTACAGCTTGTTAACGACATTTACCAAATCAAGTGCGATTACCTCTGCCCTGTCGGATTCGACTGGACAGAGAACGGAATCCCTGTTAGCTTGGTGAATTGGGTTGACGAAAACGGCAACCACGTTCCGGATGGCGAAGACAAAGAATTTAAAGCGGGCATGTACTTTAGCTTTGAAGTGGACGAAGTACACATCACCGACACTGGCGATGGTGGATACTACGGTGGATATTACTACCGAAGTTTCGAATTCGGACAATTCGGCACAGTCTGGCTCTCAGTTTGGGATAAAGACGATCTAGTAAATTACTACAACTAAAAAATAAAAAATAGAAATATTAAAAATTTAATTCAACCCTACTGGCTAACGCTGGTAGGGCTTTTTTGTTATAAAAAACAAAAATATTTTAAAAAAAGTTTGTAAAAAGCATTGACAAACTATCATATATGATATATAATATACTTGTAAGATAAATTAAGGAGGAAGCAAAAATGAAAAAAGAAGTTATGACATTAGCTTGGGAAATCGCAAAACGTGGTGCTAAACGCTTCGGTGGTTCTGCAGTTGAGTATATCGCAGAAGCTATGAAAATCGCTTGGGGAATTGTTAAATCAGAACAAGAAGAAACTCAAAGCTACACTTTAAAACAATGGCAAGCAGTTGAAGCTAAAATGCGCAAAGCTGGTCAATACGGACGTGCAGGCCTCCTTGGTGAAGCTAAAGAAGTTAAATTCAATGAAGTTATGCACAAAGCGGGCGCTTACTACGGTATCGAAGTAATCGCAGATGGCTCTAACTTTGGCACATACTATATCGCTGAAAAAGCGTGGGCTTAATCAAAGGAAAAGAGGTATATAATCATGGAAATTAATAGTGACATTAAAGACCTAATTTTAGAATACGTAGGACGATATTATCGTTTTGAAAATGACTTCTACAAGTTGCCAGGTATTAAATTCACCGACGCCAACTGGCAACGGTTCAAGAGTGGCGATACTTCTATTGAGAAGATGGGAGCTGCAAGAGTTAACGCTATGCTTGATTGTTTATTTGAAGACTTTGAGTTAGCAATGATTGGCAAGGCTCAGACTCATTATTATTTTAACAATTCACTTAAAATGAACATGAAATTTCATGCTTACTATGACCAATTCAAAAAGCAACAACTATTGAAATGGATCAAGGATAGTAGAGAGGATGTCATTGGCGGAAGTGGCCGCATGTATACTGCTGATGGAAATTGGATTTCTAGTGCTTATTTAGAAGTAGCCTTGAAAAGTAGTGATTTAGGGAATGGATCATACATGCTCCAAATGCGATTCAAGAACTATTCTCGTGACCCTCGACCAATTCCTGCAGGTCGTCAAAATCGACTTGAATGGATTGAGAAGAACTTGGAGAATATCCGATGAGGGAGAATATAATTGGGCAGAGGTTCAATCGTCTCGTTGTCATAGAAGATGACGGAACGAGGTCTGCCAAAGGAGAAATCAGATGGCTCTGTCAGTGTGATTGTGGAAATCTATATCACGCCCTCGGATATAGACTAAGAAACGGCAGAACCAAATCTTGTGGATGCCTTAACGATGAGAAGAAGCGTGAGCGATTCAAAGACCTTTCAGGAACAGAAACGGATAACTTCAAGATTATTGATAGAGCATACTCTAAGAATCAGCGTGTGTGGTGGAATTGTATCTGTAGACATTGCGGAAATGAGTTGATTTTGAGTAATAATGATATCAATCACTATACTTCTTGTGGGTGTCTCCGTGGAGCATCTAAGGGCTATATGGACTCTATTCGAGATCCTGAGAGCTTAAAATCAACGAAACCGACTGCGAAAAGTACGACTGGCGTTAGAGGGGTCTATTTTAATAAGCGAAAGGGAAGCTATCAAGCTTTTATCAATGTTGACAAGAAACCAAAATATTTAGGATCCAGCAAAGATTTTCGCAAGGCTGTCGCTCTTAGGAAAGAAGCAGAAAAAGAATTTTGGGGAAAATAACAGGCTGACGTCAATGCCAGTCTGTTTTCGTTTAAACGGAAAATTCAAAAATTGTCTATTATAACAGAAAATCCTTTGATTTATTTACTGGATAGTGGTATAATAATTGTACACAAATTTTAAACAATCTACTAGATAACCAAGTGTAGAGAGGGTGATACCTCGCTTGGATTGTGTACATAATTCCCGTTGCACTTGTTGCGAGATATTGCAGGAAGATAAGTAACTCTCTTTTCGGGCAATCGGAAGAGGTCATGAAGTGAAAGAAGATTGAGGGTGTACATAGTATAGAGATTGTGCGTAGTTAGACCATTATCATACGGTGGCGGTGACAATAGACGCTCTCGGTGAGAGAATGATCTGGCAAGGCCTTATGTAGCAGTAAGAACCAACCCAGAAATGCTAAAATAAACCGTTTTGCACTTGAGGCTGAGTGATTGGCCAATAACACTAAAGATAAGTACAAGTAGCCCAAATGTGCAGATGAACGATACTGATATTGTTATGCTTAAAACAAATATTCTGAATATCGGGTGAAAGTTGGACGTAACCAGTCGTGCCTAGCCATTAAATCGCTACGGAAGTTATAGGGTCGCTCCTTATGGCTCAGACCGTGGTAGGCTATCGGTCAATAAATTGCGTACAGTCGAAGTAGAGCGAAGGCTCATTTGATAGATTGTTTAAAGTTTGTGTCTGCTCTTGCGTAATGCAAGAGTTTTTTTATTTTTTAAAAAATATATTTTATCGAAAACTTTTACGAATAAATAAGGTGGAGGTAATTAAAATGAAAATACTAAATACTGAAATCGCACATATCAGCGAGTCTAAACTTGGTTTTGAGCATTGGGTAGATGTGACTTATACCGCTCCCATCTTAAAGGGAACATACACTATTAGAGTTATGCTGCTGCTTGCATTTAAAGCAGAAGATCCAGAAGTAATAGACTACATGGTCAGAGAGTGGAAGCGACGGGATATTATCCATCACTCTTTTTTGATGTATGAGATCGAGCGAAATGACTATAAACACAATTTATCGCCCCAAATCCGCCCCAAATAATTTTAGTTTTTAACCAAGTTTAACCAGATGGAAAATAGAAAAAGCCCTATTTCAAGGGCTTTTATGTCGTATAAAACAAGATAAAATCATATCTTTAAGGCGGTAGACGGATTTGAACCGACGATCAAGCTTTTGCAGAGCCGTGCCTTAC